TCTACTTAGAAGATGCTAATCGTTGGATCACCGGTTGGGGATTGATCAATACTCGTGTAGTAGATGCTAGTGGATTACTGGCAGGCAATGTCAGTAACGTAAACGATCTAGTCAAGTTTCTAGCAAAGATACAGGGCAACAGTGTTATCCGTGATATAACCAAAGAACGTAACACCACAGTGAGTGTGCCAAAAGGCAAGAAGTCATTAACTATCAATCTTAAGAACACCAATTCAACCTTGTTCCAATTTGACAACATCTTGATCAGCAAAACTGGCACTACCAATGCCGCAGGCAAGTGTGTGGTTATGATAGTAGAGAAAGCTGGAAGTCCTTATGCTGTGGTTATACTTGGACAGAAGAACTCACAGGAACGAGCCACATTGGCTAGCGACCTAATCACTATTAGACCAAACCCAAAGCCAGTAGAAGTTGAACCTGTATCAATAGACTTTAAGTTTCCAATATAATGGCTGTATCAGGAATGAACGATAAGGGGTTGGATTGGGACAGTAGGACTGGTCCAATGGGTGCTCCACGAGGCAAGATTGATCATGAAGTTATCGTTATAGACGATCGGGCAGTTCGCATTTACACAATAACGGCACATACATTTAGGATGGGCGATGTTGAGGATCCAATACTCTATGCCGCCCAGCCATTATACGAATGGGAGCATAGTGAAGAAGGACAATGGATTATGAAAAATGCAGTTGAAACTCCAGAATGGCATAGACATGCAGATCCATTTAATTATGGATATCAATTTGCTATCACAGCCAAACTCAAAGAACAAGATTATACACATTGGCTAATAAAGTGGAAGAAGTTGTCCACGTAGACATTTTGGACAAATTTAATTATAGTAACGCTTGACACTGAGCAACTATGATTGTATAATTAACGTATGGTTGAAACAGGGTGTATGGAAATAGGTCCATACATTGATCGTAGTAAATCTATTAATGCTGTAAATTAAGTCAGCGAAAGGTAAGTAAAATGACAACATCTTTAAGTCTCATGCAGGCCCCACATAAGTGGAATCAAAAACAGAGTATCAAACAGTTCTTATTCAAGTACAGTACTCCGTTTGAAATGGAAACAGACGCAATTGACTTGCGTACAATGGCCGAGAATTATCACGAAAAGATTATTCCACTAGAAGACATTCACCAAGCAATCGTTGCTGTCGTTGGACCAAAATTTCAAAATCGTGGACCATATACATACGATCCATCTGCAGGTATACAAATTACCTACCTGCCCAATTCATCTGCAAGTCCTAAACTAATTTACGCAGATTGGTCTGAGCTATTCCTTTGGACATTGTTCCAACGTGATGTAGCTCCAAACCATACTGTTAACATTGATGCAGACTTTGAGCATACTGCTGTCATTATGCCATGTGCTGTTAAGTTTACAATTAACGGCAAAGTCTACTATTGTGTGTGGGACGGTCACCACACACTGCAAGTATGTCGCTTACAGGGCTACACTAAGTTCCCATTGTGGGTTATTGATATTGACACAGTTTCGTGGTTAGAGATTACTAACGCTGGGTTTGACGCAACAGAAGAAGGCCGCAAACGATATGGTATTTGGTTAGCAGGTACTAACATGATCCGTATCAACTCTAAGAACAAACGTAAACTTCATGCATACGACGAGTTTATGATTAAACTAGAGTGCGGCGACAGCGAAACTATTGCCCTTAACAATATCCTTGTTAAGAATACTTGTGTTCCTAAGCGTCATTCTACGTCTGCAGGTGCGTTTACACAAATTAAGAGTGGTGTAGAATGCTTTGAGCTTGAAGACAAATACGGTAACAAGGGCATTTACTTTGATCGTGCGTTAGAAGTACATCGCAAGGCTTGGCCCAACACTCCGTTAGTCTTAGAAGTGTTCCGCCCACTTGCCTACTTGTATCATAAAGCAAGTACACAACACGGCACATTGGATGCACAGTTCGACACAGAACTTATTGCATTACTTAAAAAACAGTACGGTGATGCAGAGAGTGTACAGGGACAAATCAAAGCAAGTTATGAAAATGCCCTTTACACAGGTAAAGGTAAAGGGGTTCCTCAAGACACACATAAGATGCAAGTCATGAACGGTTTGATTAATCTGTATAATAGCAAGGTAGGCCGTGCTGTTTTACCGCCAGCTGACTATGTCTGGAAAGTCTAACATGATTAGGAAGGTGTTATACGGATTTAATTGTCCGTTTGCAAAATACACTAATCGAATTGCTGCCAAGGTAGGTATCACAGGTAATGCTGAGATACGCCTTGGCGTATATCAAAACTCCTTTAGTAAGGACAATCATACTGCCTGCTTTAATGTAGCCTACATAGGTCCAGCGAATGCAGTAGATAATTTAGAACGTGCAATCAAACGCATATATGACTGGCACATTGATAGGACAGGTCGCGGCCACTCAGAGTGGATAGGCGGATTAACTGCCACTGACATTGCAGTTATGATTGATAAGTTAATTGCAGAGGACGGCTATCTATTAGAGAAAGTAGATCCAAAGTTCCTACCTTTAACTATTGATAACATTGCTGAGTTTAACAAATTTTATAATATGGAAGAAGCAGATGAACATCCAAAAGTTTCTAGCACAAGACATCAATAAACAATTAGAGAAGGCCTGTATTTGGGGTCTGCGTTTACATTATCTAGCCAACGATCTGCGCACCTTTGCCAACGAAGTAGGCAGTAAAGAACTTAACACATTAGAACAGTACCATTGGTTCAATCAACACTTTGGTCCAGGCTTTGGCGCCGGTCCTGGATATCGTAGTGCCAGTAACGAAAACTATAACAACTTGGGATTCTGTATTAGAGAAACACAGAGCAACGTGTTAAACACTACAGAGAAGAAAGGCAACTTGGGTGCGGATCTTATTACAGGTTATGGACTAAGTCAAATGCTCACTAATGGTCTTAGTGGACTAAGCACAGATGAGTTTCACACTAAGGAAGGCGGCTTCCATTGTGAACACAACTTCCAAGTCAATCATATTAAGAAGTTAGCAGTAGAAAAGATTCTCAACAATAACAAGATTGATCCAAAGAGTCTTGTTCGTTTCGTTATGGATCTAAGTCTTGTGGTTACTGTTCACAACAGTGAACGCAAAGATGGCGGATCAAATACTAATAAGAACATTGCACCATTCTGGCGCTATGCCAATGTTGGTGCTAATGTGTTACAGTACACAGACGATGGCTTTGAAGACGTAACCAATTGCACTATTAACGAAATTAATAGCAACCGTTGGAATCGTAATAAATATTTTGCTGAGTTTAGAAACCGCTTTGAAGCAATTGAACCAGAAACTATTGATCAATACAGACAAGAAGTGTATACTAGTACATACTTGAAAGAACCATGTAGTAGTACATCCCCTGTGTTAAACGAAGAGAACTTAAAACTTTTAGTTGGTAATGATCCTAGTGCAATTGCTACAGCATTCTATCCAGATAAATTCAAAGACAGATGGAAAAAGGCAAAATGAAAAACTATCAATGGCACGAATGGGATATAAATCACTTTAGGACATTAAGTCCGTTACAAACTGATCCAACAAAAGAACTTATACATAACCGTATGGGTAGACTGTATTGGGTCACAGCAGGCGATGCATTGTATGTGCAACGCTTTGCTAGAGAGAACGGTCCGTATCAAGGACGCAATCTAAAGTTTCTACGCAAACTAAAACCTAACGCACGTACAATCTGTGACGTAGGTATGAACGTGGCAAATAACACAATGGAATACGCAACATGGGCACAGAGTGTACATGGCTTTGAACCGTTCCCAGAAACATATAAACTAGCACAGGCTAATATAGAACTTAATCAACATGTTGAGTTAAAAGGTCGTTACTATGACACAAAGACTGTTAGTACAAAGTTAGATCCCAATCATGCAGATGGATGGTACAAGACTGGCAAAGATCAATTTGCCAGTCTAACTATGACTGCTAATGTTACTGCACACAATGTAGGACTAGGTGATGCTCCAGGTAGCTTTGAAATGGAAGATCATCCTAACAATGCAGGACACAACTGTATCCTAACTGATGACCGTAAAGTTAAAACAAAGTATACAGTACACACAGTTCAAGTTAATACATTAGATAGCTACAAGTTTGATGATGTGGACATTATCAAAGTAGACTGTGAAGGCTATGAGCTTCCTATCCTTAAAGGTGCAATGCAGACTATTGCTAACTGTAGACCGGTAGTACAGTTAGAAATTGTAGAAGCACAATGTAAGAAGTTTGGATATACTCCAGATGACATCTGGGATTTCTTTATTAATCAAATTGGCAACTATTCTGTTTATGACTTTAGAGGACAGAAGTTACCCGATCAATGGCTTAAAGTTAAAGGTGTAATGGATCGTTTCTTTGTGCCTAATGAGCTTGCAGGATTGATACAACTTGATGTTGCTACAGTACACCCTGGAATGAAAGACGGCTTCAACAGTAAAAAGAAAAAACAAAAACAACAAGCAACGTTAACACAACTAGCCAAAGACTTATTTGATGTAGAAGAATGAAAGTGTTAATAACAGGAGCCTCGGGCTTCATTGGTAAGAACATGTCAGCCTTTCTGAGCCAACAACCTGATTGGCAAGTAGATGGGTGGGACTGGAACCCTAACGAATTTCCTGATGTTCGAACCTATAACTGGGTCATACACCTGGGTGCCATTGCAGACATGACCGAAACGGATGTGGACAAAGTACTACATCAAAATCTAGAGTTCAGTCAGCGTCTATTCAATGAATGTAACAAACACGGCGTACACCTACAGTATGCTAGTTCTAGTAGCGTCTACGGCAATACTAAAGACACTAGTGAGTATGCGCCCTGCTACCCACAAACTCCGTACGCATGGAGCAAGTATCTATTTGATCGTTGGGTCTTTCAACAAGAACAACACATAATGGTGCAAGGATTTAGATACCATAACTGTTATGGAAAATGGATGCACCTTAGAGGTCGTCGTGCTAATGCTATCTACAAATGGCGCCAACAGGCTAAGAAGGATGGCTTTATCGAAGTGTGGGACAATGCTGAACACATCTATCGTGACTGGACATGGGTTGGAGATGTGTGCCGCTTACAATTAGACTTTATGACAACTGTAGTTGGCAGTGGCATTTGGAATGTAGGCAGCGGACTATCACACTCATTCTTAGATATCGCAGAAGCTATTGCAGAACAAGAAGGTGTAGAGATCCGTCATATTCCTATGCCCGACGCAGAGTTACCGCGCTTCCGTCAAAAGACCTGTGCTAACCTTAAGCATCTAAAAGAGACAATAGGCAAACGCAAGTGGCTAAATGTATATGAATGGTTGGATCTAGAATGAAGACAGTAATGGTTAACGGAACGTTTGATGTGCTTCACCCTGGGCATGTTGCCTTGTTGAACACTGCACGTAGCTACGGTGATCATCTCATTGTGGCTATTGATACAGACCGTCGTGTTAAAGAACTCAAAGGCAAAGATCGTCCTATCAACAATCAAAACGATCGCAGGATCATGCTGAGTAATCTTAAGGCTGTGGACATTGTAGAGATCTTTGATAGCAAGGAAGAACTAATCACGTTAATGGAACGATACAAACCAGATGTGTACGTTAAAGGCAGTGACTGGAAACATGATACAGAGTCTACCGCACATCAATATTGTACTAAAGTAATATACTATGACCGAATTGAACCATACTCAACGACAAAAACAATACAAGATATTATTGATCGGAGATAACTGTATAGACGTATATCAATACGGCACAGTTGATCGTATCAGTCCCGAAGCACCTGTCCCTGTGTTTAAGTTCTCACATGAAGAAAGCCGTCCAGGTATGGCAGGTAATGTTTACAACAACTTAGTAGCACTAGGATGTAATGTATACGCAGTCTATGGTGAGACCAGTACTAAGACCAGGCTAATTGATACTCGTAGTAAACAACAGATTGTTCGTATTGACAACGATGTACATTCATCCAGTGCTGTCATTACCTATAAGTTAGACAACTACGATGCCATTGTGATCAGTGACTACAATAAAGGCACAGTTAGTTATGAACTAATTGAATCACTGCGTAAAGACTACAGTGGCCCTATCTTTGTTGATACAAAGAAAACAGACTTAGCAAGACTAGAAGGATGTATTGTTAAGATCAATAGTTTAGAGTTTAGTCAAATCAAAACTAAGTGTAGTAATATGATAGTTACACTGGGTCCTGATGGAGCAGAGTGTAATGGTCAACGATTCTCTGCTCCACGAGTAGAGGTTAGCGATGTTTGTGGTGCAGGAGATACATTTTTATCTGCTCTGGCCTACTGCTATGTAAATACTGCCAGCATAGAACAAGCTATACAATTTGCAATAACAGCGAGTGCGGTTACTGTACAACATTTAGGAGTCTATGCCCCAACTTTGCAGGAATTGGAATGAGAGTATTAGTAACTGGCCACAAAGGATTTATTGGACAAAATTTAGTTCAGTATATCAATGATAACACAGACTGGAATGTAAATCTATACGATTGGGACGACGGCAATATGCCCAGTGTAATGGAACAGGACTGGATCATTCACTTGGGTGCAATTAGCAGTACAACTGAACGTGACCTAGACAAAATAATGCGCCAGAACGTAGACTTTACTAGACAACTATTCAATGCGTGTAAAACATATGGTGTTAATCTACAGTACTCCAGCAGTGCCAGTGTATACGGGCTAGGAACAGACTTTACTGAAACAGCCATGCCAGATCCACGCACACCGTATGCATGGAGCAAGTATCTGTGTGAATACTATCATAGACAACATCAAGGCGGCAATACTGTGCAAGGATTTCGTTACTTTAATGTTTACGGCAATCAAGAAGGGCATAAAGGCAGTCAAGGTAGCCCTGTAAGCCAGTTCAGCAGACAAGCAGAATCTGGTAAGATCAAGCTGTTTCATAACAGTGATAGCTACCTACGTGACTTTATTGCTGTAGAAGATGTATGCAGAACCCATGTAGAGTTTATTAAACAAGTTAAAGAATCTGGCGTGTGGAATGTGGGCACAGGCAATGCTGTTAGTTTTGAGCATGTTGCCCAGCTAATTGCTAAGAAAACCAACGCACAAATAGAGTACATAGATATGCCTGAAATACTTAAACAAGGGTATCAAGCATATACCTGTGCTGATCTAACTAAACTAACGGCTACTATTGGGCCGCAACAATGGATTACTGTAGAAGACTGGCTAAACAGTTAAATACAGTATGCTGATCAACGAATTTATTACCGACGAGGAACTGGCCGCTCTTGACGAAAAAGCCAGCAGAAAGCTGTGTGCTAGCTCTAAATCTAACAAAGATCTTGGAGCAAGTAATCTAGCATCATGTAAAAGCCAAGGCCTACGACGCCGCGAAGGCAACAAAAGTCACCTAATGGGCAAAGGTCCAGAAAGCCGTATGACCATGGGCGGACACAAGGTCAAGGGCAAAAAATATGGCGGCAAGATACCAGACTGGGGCACACGCAAATGAGATTTAATGAATTTAACGTAATAAATGAAAAGTTTGGTCCAGCAGATGCTGAACCAGGTGCTCCTCGAATTAAAGACAAGATGGATCTAGGAACTTTCGTAGTTAATGTTCCTAAAGGGCGTCGTGGCGTAGAAGTTGCTGATGTACAAAAGTCGTTAATTGCATTAGGTTACGCATTACCAAAGCATGGCGTTGATGGGATCCGTGGACCAGAGACTGTGGATGCAGTTAAGAAGTTTCAAACAGATAACGGGCTAACTGTTGATGGCGATCCAGGACCTGCAACAGTTGCTAAGTTAAATGACGTTCTAAAATCTAAACCTAATATTGCTAGCAAGCTAATTAAAAGTACACCTGCAGATGTTAAAGCAGCACCTAGTGCAAGTAATATAGATACTAAAGCAATACAAGATCCTGACTTCAATAAAAAGTTAGATAAAATTGCTAATGCATTAGGTATTGAAAGCAGCCACTTATTAGCTATTATGAAAATGGAGTCTAGAGTTGATCCATCGGCTGTTAACAAACAGTCAGGGGCTACTGGACTTATACAGTTTATGCCGGATACTGCTAGATCATTAGGAACTAGTGTAGAAGCATTGCGAACAATGTCTGCAGTTGAACAATTAGACTATGTCTATAAGTATTTTAAAATGGTAGGCGTTAAGCCAGGAATGGATCTAGGTGATCTATATATGGCAGTGTTTATGCCTAAGTTTGTTGGTTATCCAGATGACTTTGTATTAGGAAAACAGGGTGGTGGGAAGGTACCAGGCACAAACCTAAGTAGTGATTTGGTATACAAACAAAATAAAGGTTTGGATAAAAATAAAGATGGAACTATTACTGTCGCTGACGTAAAAGGTTCTATACAACGATTTGCATAATGAATTTAACTGGTAAACTTTTAATTGCTCCTCCTAATGTAAGAGGAAACTTTTGGCAGAAGACTGTGACATTTGTCACAGAGAATCACAGCCGCGGCAGCATGGGTCTTGTGTTAAACAAGAAATCTAAAATGCCTATTAGAGAGTTTGCCCAACAGTGTAATATAGAATGTGACATTGAAGGATTCATATATGTAGGTGGCCCGGTAAATGTCAAAGCACTTACCTTAATACACTCATCAGAATGGACCTGCAACAATACCATGCACATCAACAATGAGTTTAGTATTAGTTCTAGTCATGAGCTGTTACAAAGACTAGCAATGGGTGATTGTCCAATGCATTGGAGACTAGCATTAGGGTTATGTGCATGGGCTCCGGATCAATTAGAAAGCGAACTCAAAGGCGTTGCACCTTACAATCACGACTTTAGTTGGCTTTTGGCTACACCAAATCATAATAGTGTGTTTGCCTTAGACGGCCAGGACCAATGGACTCAGTCAATTGAGCAATCTGGTACGGAATTCGTTCAAAATCTACTTGCTTAAATTACAAAATGGCTGTATAATACAAGCTGTTTCATACAAAAAGAAATGATTACCAAAAATGTCAGATACGCTATTACTCAACGCCGACGGCGCACCAGTCAGCTTTCTGCCGCTTAGTACAATTACTTGGCAGGATTCGATCCGATATATGGTCTTAGATAAGGCCACAGTATTAGCTTGGCACGATAATTGGATTGTTAGATCAGCTCGCTGGGAAACTGCTGTACCTAGTATTGTTATTCTCAGAGAGTACATGAAACCTAAAATAAACATTCGCTTTAGTAAAAGCAATGTATTTCTGCGTGACAACTATCACTGTGCCTACTGCGGATGTGATTTAGAAAAGAAACACTGTACATTGGATCATGTGCTGCCTACCAGCCTAGGTGGTAAGACTACCTTTGAAAACTGTGTAACTGCCTGCGGTCCCTGCAATGCCAGCAAAGGTAACAACAAGAAGATTGTTCCTAAATTTAAGCCACATAAGCCCAGCTTCTACGAATTAGTAAATAAGCGTAAAGCAATGCCTTTTCAAATAAAGCATGCAGAGTGGCTTGAATACTTACAGTGAACGATGTTTTAACTATAGATTGGAATTTAGGAAATAGCTGTAATCTAGATTGCAGTTATTGCTACTGGGAATTAAAGAACGGTGCTAATCCTTTTCCACCCATTGAACAATTCAGCCCGGCCTTCGCTCATTTAGTTGAGCAGACCCGGGCCTTTTCTTGTGTGCAGATAGAGTTCTCAGGTGGAGAACCTACACAAAGTCCTGCACTTAAACAAACTATACTAGACAGTAAGAATACTAATGTTAGATTCAAACTGGTATCTAACGGCCAAAGTGATGTTGCTTGGTGGGAAGAAGTTATAGGATCTATGTATGGACTTATACTAACATATCATCTGCACACAGACCTAGAGCATTTTAAACAAGTAACAACTATTGCTCGCACTACTGATCTAAAAGTCTATGTGGCTATTACTCCAGACAAATGGGCAGAAGGCATGCAGGCCTACAGGCAACTTAAAGAACTTCATCCACATACTGTACTGCAATTACTCTACTCAAATTTCAGCAAGGGCAACGATCAGTATCTTAAATACTCAGACGACCAGTGGGCTGAATACTATGCTGAGAAAGGCATTGATGTAACTAATCAGCAACAGGTTGAAACAACAATAGAATTCAAGAGAGTCAATCATTTGAACAACTATTATGGACACCTGTGTTGGGCAGGATATAATCAGATAGTCATTGACAACTTTGGTTATGTCTATAGAGGATGGTGCAAGAGTAACAGGTCATTAGGTAATGTGTTTACTAAAGATGTCATACTTGATCAACAACCTTATCCTTGCCCTAAGATACAGTGTAAGAATGGATTTGATCTACAAGCTCACAAGAGCAAAGGAAGTTGGGGAATAGCATGAAAAAGATATTTTGGAATGTATTAGGATTTTTAAGTTTAGGCATGGCCTACATTGGAGTAATCACTCCTGGCTTGCCCTACTCAATATTTGTAGTGTTTGCTGCCTATTGCTTTAGCAAGGGTAACGAACGTATGCATCGTTGGTTATATAATCATAAACTGTTCGGGCCTTTCCTAACCAACTGGAGCGAGAAGCGTGTGTTTCCTCTAAAGATGAAATACTTTATGTTAGCTATGATGACAACAAGTTTGATCATTATGTTTTTTACAGGAGTAAAACCAATTGGAATTATCAGTACCGCAATTTTTATGGGACTTGTCGCTATTTGGGCTTGGCGTTTTCCTAGCTCTGTTGCCGCGTATGATCAACGCATTGCTGAAGGCAGAAAAGTAGGTTGGTTCAATAACAGTTTCTAATTAGCTGTTGACTTAGACCTGCAACGTATATATAATAGCATATGAAAATTGCTATTATTGATATTATCGGAATACCCTACGATGGAACCACAGTGTTCAAACAGGGACTGGGCGGCTCAGAAAGTGCTGTTACTCTAAACGCACTGGAGTTAGCCAAGCTGGGATTTGATGTTACGGTGTTCAATAGATGCAACACAGATCATGCCAGTCCAGGAGTATATGACAAGGTCACATATGTTCCGTTAGATAGACTAAATGAAGATTGGCAATTTGACGTAGTGATCAGCAGCCGCACAGTTATACCTTTTGTGGCCACTGAAGACTACGCAAAGATAGGTGACAATCGTGCTATGCCTTTTCTGCCTATGGACCTTTACAATCGTATATTAGCACAGGCAAAGATGCGCATCCTATGGATGCATGATACCTTCTGCCTAGGTGACGGACTGATAGAACAGTTGGTAATATCAGATCGCATCACAGATGTATTCACACTTAGTGACTGGCATTTAAACTACGTTACTAACTGTGATCACGGACACAAACGTAACTATGAAGTGCTTAAACGTAAAATGTTTATCACACGCAATGGTGCTAGACAATGGGTATCAGATGTTAATGTAGAAGCCAAAGACAAAGACTTGTTTGTTTATAATGCTAGTGTTACCAAAGGCATGATACCCCTAGTTAAACATATTTGGCCGCATGTTAAAAAATGGATTCCTACTGCCAAATTAAAAGTCATTGGTGGCTACTATCGTTTTAGTCAACAGGATGGCCCTGATCAACAAGAGCGTGACTGGCGAGTTATGGCAGACGATCCCAAGAACGCAGAGCTAGATATAGAGTTTACGGGCATCATATCACAACAGGATATTGCTGAGATACTAGTTAAAGCTAACTTTATGATATACCCTGCTGCCTTTCCTGAGACCTATGGTATATCCACACTAGAAAGTTTGTTGTATAACACTCCTGTAATTACCTGCAGATTTGGCGCACTAGAGGAAACAGCTCTAGCAGAGGCCTGCTATATGATAGACTATGCTATACAACCTAACGGCTTATTCCCTAATATCAATTATCCTGAACAGATTGAAAAGTTTGTTGGCACGGTAGTCGAAGCATACAACAATCCTTATCTGCATCAACAGAAGAAGTACTATTGTAATATTGTTAAAGGTTGGAGTGGTTGGGATGCAGTTGCTCTACAATGGAAACAGCACATCTTTAAACAATGCGGCCAATATCTAAGCAGAGATGAGTACAGACAAGTATCACTGATAAACAAACGTCTGCACAAAGTATACGGACGTAGGTTCCATAATACTGTAGAGTTGGAAAATTACAAAGCAGGCAACGAACAACCTATTGTGATTGTTAGTACATTTTGGAATTGTGAAAAATATATTAGACAGTGTATAGAGTCAGTAGCTACACAAGATTACGGTCGTTGGCAAATGCTGCTAGTCAATGACTGCTCTACAGATAACACTATGGGTGTAATTACAGAGTATATACAATCATTGCCGCAGGACATACAAAAGAAAATAATTATAATTGACAACATTGAACGCAAAGGAGCAGTACACAATCAAATAGATGTGTTCCGTGATTGTATTGATCAAGCTATCATTATGATCCTAGATGGCGATGATAGTCTAGTCAATGACAACTCAATACTCAGTTACTACAATACTATCTATCATGGAGATACAGAATTTACCTACGGTAGCTGTTGGTCAATGGTTGATAACATTCCTTTGATTGCACAGCCCTATCCAGAGATTATCAAACAAACTAAGCAGTACAGGAATCACAAGTTCAATTGGAATGTCCCATATACACACCTCCGCACATTTAGAAAGTATCTATTAAATGGTATAGACGACAGTGAGTTCAAAGATGGAGACGAATGGTATCGTGCAGGCGGAGACATAGCTGTATTCTATGCACTACTAGAACGTGCAGACCCAGCTAAGGTACTGGCAATACAAGATGTTGTGGTCAACTACAATGATATCAATCCTCTCAACGACTACAAAATAAACGGTCGTGAACAAACAATTACAGCAAGTAAAATATTAAATGCCAAAAAGAATACTAATAGCAATACCAACGGCTCGTAATATAGAGCCAGATACTTTTAAAAGTATCTATGATCTACAGGTGCCAGAAGGATACACAACTGAGTTCCAGTACTTCTATGGATACAATGTAGATCAAGTACGCAACCTAATTGCAGATTGGGTAGTTAAAGGCTACGACTATCTATTCAGTGTAGACAGTGACATTGCGTTTGCTCCAGACACATTGAAGAAGCTGTTGGCACATGAGGTAGACATGGTCAGTGGCTTATACATACAACGCAAGCCAGGCGAACACATACTAGAAATATATGAGCCAACTGCTACAGGCGGCTCTACTCATATGGACTACGCCAAATTAAGAGGCAATGGTCTAACTGAAGTCGTGGGCTGCGGTTTTGGCTGTGTGTTAGTCAAGACAGAAGTCTTTAAGGCTATTGGCTATCCATACTTTAAGTATCACTCCGCATTAGATCATAGATACACAGTGTCAGAAGACACAGACTTTTGTATCAAAGCTCGTCGTAAAGGATTTAAGATATATGCTGATCCTAGCATACTCTGCAGTCATACTGGCTCATGGACATTTAAAGTGGGACAGGGTTACAAAGAAGACACTAGGACTAGTTATGAGTTACTAGCTGAGAAAAGATTATTTCCTGCTGAACACACTAACTTTCTCAAGTACCTAAAACAAATGGGCATAGCACCTAAGGTAGTTTATGACATAGGTGCATGTGTACTACACTGGACCAAAGAAGCCAAAGAGCTATGGCCTGAAGCTGACTACTATGCATTTGAAGCAGTGGCAGAACTAGAGACGTTCTATAAAGCATCAGATACCAAATACCATATTGGGCTGTTAGGCGACAAGGATGGAGTTGTTAAACATTTTTATCAAAACCCAGAACATCCTGCAGGATCTAGCGTGTATAGAGAAACTGCCTATCCGCACTTATATCAGCCTACGGGATTAACACAAACAACATTGGATACAGTTGTAGCTACTAGACAATGGCCCATGCCTGATCTAGTTAAAATAGATGTACAAGGTGCAGAAATGGACATTGTAAAAGGCGCATTGGCTACATTTAGTGAATTAAAACATCTTATATTAGAATTACAGGTAACTGAATACAATGCAGGTGCTCCGTTAAAAGACACAGTTATTGCATTTATGGAGCAGCAGGGTTGGAAATGCGCTGGTTGCTTCTGTGACTACGGACCCGACGGAGATTACTACTTCAGTCGCTAAATATTAGTAGTTTAAAGGACTACTATGAAGAAATTTCTACTATTATTGCTATGCTTACCCTTGCTAGCATTTGCACAAAAGACACCTAAGGGTGCAACCTATGACGCACAGATCCTCCGTGTCAGCGACGGTGATACAGTTGTTATTGCCGCTCCATTCTTACCAGCACCATTCAAGCCAGAGTTGGCAATTCGTGTGTTTGGTGTAGACACTCCAGAGAAAGGACACAGAGCCATGTGCCCAAGCGAAGCACAGCGTGGAGAAGCAGCCTCTGCATTTACTAAAAATGCTATTGCTACTGCAGCAGCACAAGGTGGCAAGTTTCAAGTTACCATGTATGGTTGGGACAAGTTTGGCGGACGAGTACTAGGCGATATCTTAATCAATGGACAAAGCCTACGTGCTGGATTGATTGCTAATGGCTTTGCTCGTGAGTACTACGGCGAAGCTAAACAAAGCTGGTGCAACTAAAATGAAACTAGCATCTTTACTATTAGTCTTAACACTTACAGGATGCAGCGTATTAGGCCCTTGGCCAAGTAAGTGGGATGTTAATCAAGCCAAGGTCACAACAGACCTGCGCCAAACTGCTGCCAACTTTGATTGCAAAGGCAATCTAACAGAACAGCTAACTGTTCTGAACTTACAACTACAGTGGTTTGATTTGTATGCTGAAAGTAAGAACACTAAAGATGTTGCTAAACTAACAGACACAATGAAAGCCACTGCTAAAGAATTTGCAGAGAGATCAAATAAAGGTCCAGTGAGTCCTATCTATTGTGATATCAAACGTAAGCTGATAATACAGCAAGCTGACATCATTGCTAAAACAGTACAAGGAAGATTCTAATGAAGACAGAACTACTATTAGAGTTTGCCAACATAGCGCAAACTACCTATGACAATCCTAAAACATCAAAGGCCAAGTTTAAAGCACTGGGCTACTCTATCGTTGAATTCTTTGACATAGACGGTGCTCAAGCATATCTATTGACCAACGGTACAATCACAGTGTTATCATTTAGAGGCACTGAAGTAACTGAAAAGTCAGATATATTAGCAGACCTAAAGTCTGGTAAGAATCTAGAAGCCTGTGGTGGCAAAGTGCATGTTGGATTCAAAGGTGAAATCAACAAGTTATGGCCCACTATCTCTAAAGTGTTAGCAGACAATCCAGGTAACCTATATGTAACTGGACACAGTCTTGGTGCTGCCATGGCCACTATAGCTGCCAGTCGTATGCAGGATCGTGTTACAGCATTGGTAACATTTGGTTCGCCAAGAGTTGGCAATGCAGAGTTTGTTAAGAGTTTAGCTGTTGAACACTATAGAGTACAGAACAACTGCGATGATGTAACCAAAGTTCCATTTAGAGCTATGGGATTTGATCATCATGGCACACATGTGTATATGAACTACTACGGTGAGTTTAGAAACTTAACTCCGTGGCAGCGAGTAAAGGACATGGCTCGCAGTAGAATGAAAGCCAGAGCAAAAGGGCAAAAGTTTATCGGTGTGTTTGATCACCTAATGGCCAACTATATTAGTAAGTTAGAGAAGTTAGGAGTAAAGTAAATGGCAGTGCAAATAGATGAAAAGACAGAAGTTACTGTTCCCTTAAAGACTTTGATCTCTGTAGTTAGTGCTATTGTCATTGCCAGTTGGTATGTGTTTACTACACAGACTAGAATTGCAGATCTAGAACATTCTATAAAAATATCAGATGAAAGATTTGCAAGCTATATAAAGCAACCGGGCCGCAATACTGCTGACCTTGAGTTATTGAGAAAAGATTTTGAGTACCTTCGCAGTGAAGTTGCTGAAATGAAACAAAAATACAAATAATCATTAAGTTAGAAAAGTTAGGAGTAAAATAAATGAGCAACGTATTACACGAAGTAATCAACTCAGGACAACCTTGGGCAGCTGAACGTGCTCAATATGCACTGACCATTGCAGAAGCTCTGCAGAACAATCAAATCACACAAGACGAAGCTCGCGCTTTACTTGAAGATTTGATCAACACTGAAAAGCTAGAAGCTGCTGGTGCTGACTTGCAACTTAGGGCAGCACTGGTGTTTGGTGTTACACAAGTTCTTAGTATGTGTTAAACACAGTGACGAGGGCTTGAACAAGATCCTCAATCATACCATCATCGTGAAACGGAGTGGGAGCAAATCGCAACCTCTCCGTTCCCACATCTACTGTGGGATAGTTGATGGCCTGCACATAGATGTTGTGGTCATTCATTAGTGCATCACTCATAGCCTTAGCACGTTTAGCATCTCCAACCAGCACAGGTACAATGTGGGTAGTTGAACACGCCATAACGGGTATGCCAGCTTTAATCAATCTATACTTTAGCTTGCGAGCACGATCTTGATGTTGCTCACGTAGTTCTCCGTGACTCTTTAGGTATTTGACAGCAGCCAGGGCACCAGCACAGGTCACGGGACTCATAGATGTTGTAAAGATAAAGCCAGCAGCAATACTACGGATAGCATCAACTACCACTGAGTCACAGGCAATGTATCCACCCTGTACTCCAAATGCTTTACCAAGTGTACCGTTGATTATATCAACACGATCTTGTAGTCCGTGATGCTCAACTTTGCCTGCACCTGTTGCACCGTATAGGCCAACAGCATGTACTTCGTCAATGTAAGTTATAGCACCGTACTTGTCAGCAAGGTCACATATCTCTCGGATCATACCCACATCACCGTCCATTGAGTACACTGACTCAAATACAATACAAGGAGTCTTGCCGCATAGTTGTGCAGCCTGTAGGCACTCTTCTAAGTTCTGCATATCGTTGTGACGGAAGACCTGTTTGTTAGCACGACTGTGCTGTATGCCCACAATGATTGAGTTATGATTATTACTGTCACTGATATATTCAATGTTGGGAATAATCTTGGCCAGTGCAATTAATGTCCACTCGTTGGCTACATAAGCACTTGAGAATAGCAATGCCTTTTCTTTCTTGTGTAGGGTTGCAAGCTCGTGCTCAAGTGCCACGTGATAGTGACTGGTACCTGCAATGTTGCGAGTACCGCCTGATCCTGCTCCAGTCATATCTAATGCCGTACGCATGGCATCTATAACAACCTTATGCTGACCCATGCCCAAGTAGTCGTTGCTACACCAGTTTACAATGTTTTTAATAGCATACGGTCCATACCAAATGGCCCTAGGGAACTTGCCGTTTTCACGCAGAATATCGTTAAACACACGATATTTGCCGTTGGCTTTAAGATCTGCTATTAGAGTTTCAAAGGGAGTTTTATCTATCATAGGCTGTATTTACGCTAAATATTCTATGCGGAGAAATAAATGAGAGCTAGAGAATTTGTTATTAACGTACCTATTACTATTAAGATCAACGGCGACGGAGATCCAGAAATTGACATGCCAGGTACTGATGAAGAACCTAAAGATCCAAGCGATCTAGACCCTAATCCAGTTATGGTAACTCCTCTGCAACAAGATATCGAGCTTAAAAAAGCAGAAGCGGGCAAAGTAAGTCCTATTATTAAAGACCTTACACAAGACGAAGTAGAACACGATCCGCAAAATCCAATACACAGCAGATAATTTACTCTACGAAATTTGGGTAAATACACTAAATTAAGGATTTAGTGTGTCAGATCTCCGTAAAATCTCCGCCGGCCTAGTCAAATTTGACTTTGAACAGTTTGTAGGCGAACCGGGAACAATCTTTTTTAACGTAGACACTGGGGAATTACGCCTAAGTGATGGCGTCACACCTGGTGGAAATCCTATTAACAGTTCAGGATCCGGACCACGCGGATTTGTAGGTAGCCAAGGTCAACCTGGATTTGTAGGTAGTCAAGGTGACTTTGGTTTTTTAGGATACACAGGCAGTAAAGGCATCCAAGGCGAGTTAGGATATACTGGCAGTCATGGTGCCACAGGGGCCACAGGGCAAAAAGGTATTCAAGGCGATACAGGATATACTGGATCAACAGGAAATACAGGTGAACAGGGTATACAAGGTAGTATAGGTTATACAGGTAGCCGCGGCATTCAAGGCGACCAGGGCGATATCGGCGCAAGAGGTAGTGTAGGATTTGTAGGCAGTCGTGGAGACGTTGGGGATACAGGTTACACTGGTTCAAGAGGTGATATTGGCTACACTGGATCGCAAGGCATTGTAGGTTTTACCGGATCAAAAGGTGAAGTTGGTCTTGTTGGTAGCCGTGGATTTTTAGGAAGCACAGGATATGTAGGATCACAAGGTGATAAAGGTGAAGCAGGTTTTACAGGATCATTTGGAGATCAAGGATATACTGGAAGCAACGGTGATAAAGGATTTACAGGTAGTCAGGGCCGTGATGGGGAGCGTGGACCTACAGGCTTTGTGGGTAGTATAGGTGATAAGGGTTATGCTGGTAGTATAGGCGATATAGGATATACTGGATCAAAAGGCGATATAGGATATACCGGCAGTATTGGATTTCACGGAAGCAAAGGTTTTACTGGATCATTTGGTAACACCGGCTACACTGGATCAAGAGGTGAAAATGGATTTACTGGATCATTTGGAGATACTGGATATGTAGGTAGTCAAGGCTATGATGGCAGTCAAGGTTATAGTGGATCACTAGGCTACACAGGTAGCCGCGGTTATGCAGGTAGCGAGGGATATGCAGGTAGTCGTGGATACTCTGGAAGTGCAGGATTTGTAGGAAGTCAAGGCGATATTGGATATACTGGAAGTCGAGGAGATATTGGATATACCGGAAGTCAAGGCAATATTGGATATACTGGATCAAGAGGTGAAGATGGATTTACTGGATCAAGAGGATTTGCAGGTAGTCAGGGTGACATAGGTTATACTGGAAGCTTTGGTGAAGGACTTACTACTAATGCTACCAATACCGTAACATTATCGTCCGGATTTAAGTTTATTCCAGAAACTAACGGACTACAAGACTTAGGATCCCCTACTAATAGATTTGGCAAGTTATACATAGCAGGACAGACTATTGATCTAGGCGGCACACTGCTATCTGTTGATAACTCAGGAAAGTTAACAGTTACCACATCATCAGGATCTCCGCAAGGTATTGTTGTTGATTCTATTAAAGTTGGCACTGTTTCTATCACAGTTGATGCTCAAAACAACATACAGTTTATTAGCCCAAATGGAACTGTATTGAATGGTTATACTGGCAGTATAGGTTATACAGGATCACAGGGTGTTGTTGGTTACAGTGGTTCATTAGGCTATACTGGTAGCAAAGGCGTTGACGGTGTTGCAGGGTATACTGGTAGCAAAGGCGTTGACGGTGTCATCGGCTACAATGGTAGTGTAGGTTATACTGGGTCAGCAGGTCCAGGAGCCGATCAAGACTTAAACATTGCCAGCAGTGTTAGCTTTGCAAACATAACAATAGGCGCAGATGGACTGCTAACATTTCCAGATGGATCAACACAGATATCAGCAGCATCAAGAATGTACACAAATGCAGATGCTGCCAACGGGTTAAGCCTAAGTGATTTAAAACCAGGAGATTATTATTACGATGATGTTAATGCTGCTATCTACATCTCTTACGACACAGGTCTAGGCTACTACGATTTGTTAGACTTAACAGTGAGGGCCTAATCTAAAAGATACTAGGTTAAATATAGAGTGACAATTTATTACTATTCATCTCCAGCAGCACAGCCAGCACCAGCCACAGTAGTCACAGATAACTATTTTGGCGCACAGGATATCTATGTTAATCAAAACGGATCAGCAAGAGCTGGTGTATTAGGTTCAGGACTATCAGCAGGTAAGATTACTTTATCTAGCTATGATGCAACTAAATCATTTGTTGGATCAATTGGCAGCGTCTTCCCAGGTCTAGCCACACCTCCTGTTGCTCCTAGTATTACAGCAGCAACCTATACTCCAGGTAATTCTACACTCAGTGCCGCACAAGGTACTGCAATATCTTTTAATCCGCTATATGCATATGGTGGTGCAGGCGTTGCAAATCAAATACTAAACGTAACTATTAGCCCTGCACTACCAGCTGGCCTAACACTTAAAAAATCTAAAGTTAATTTAAATGTAGCGGGTGCCGCTCCTACAGTTAGTGGGTCCGGAACAACATGGTCCGCTACTTATACTATAGCATCAAGTAGTGGCACAGCACCTGTAGTGGGCAGTTTCTATTCAGTACGTGGTCAAACTAAAACATCATACAATGGTGTATGGCAATGTACAGCAGCAACACCTACTACTATTACTCTAAAGTACAATGCTAATCCTAGTTCAAGTGGCGGTGCTAATCCTGCTGGACAAGTTGCATGGGACACTGGAGCTGCCACAACAATCTCTGATGCAGGTATACGATCAATCACAGGTGGTGACGGAGTAAACTATTGGTACAACTATGTTGATATTATTATTTCTGGAACACCCTCAGTTGCATCTGCAGTTAATTCATATGTAGTAACATTTACAGATGCCAGCGGACAGACAGCTACTAACACATTTAATCTAGAAGTAATAGGCAGTGTTGTTGCTGAATTATCTAGCACACTAGCAGTGGCTAGTAAAACGCTAGTACAGAATGTAGCAGTAGCTGCATTTACACCAGTAACAGCACAAGGTGGTACAGCTCCTATAACATTTGCAGTTAGCCCTGCACTGCCTGCAGGATTATCATTCAGTACATCAACAGGAGCAATAACAGGAACTCCCACAACATTTATTGCTGCTAGTAATTTTACAGTAACAGCTACAGATGCTAGTGGATCACAATCTAGTAAGACATTTAGTTTAACTATAACTGCGCCTGAACTAATAACAGTGGTAGCTGTTGCTACTAAAACACTAACACAAACTATAGCGTCAGCAGCGTTTACTCCTGTGACTGCTACAGGTGGTGTTGGAACATTATCCTATGCTATCAGTCCAATACTACCCAGTGGACTGTCATTAAGTACAGCTACTGGAGAAATATCAGGAACAGCTACATCTGCTAGTTCTCAGACAACATACACTATAACTGTTTTAGATAGTAACACACCTTCACAGACTAGCGCAAAGACCTTTAGTCTAACTGTAAATCTTTTACCTGCATTAAACTCTACAGTGTTATCTAGTGCAAATTCTTTTACTAAGAATACAGCTATCACTGCGGTAACTCCTGTTAGTGCTAGTGGTGGATATAATACATTAACGTATGCAATTACCCCTGCATTACCCGCTGGACTTACATTTAATACCGCAAGCGGATTAGTAAGTGGAACACCTAGTGCCGTTAGTAATTTAACAACTTACACAGTTACCGTCACAGATCAAGCTAGCCAAACTACTAGTAAGACATTTACTGTTATAGTAACTCCTGCAGTACTAATAACAACACAGACAATTGCCAGCAGAACTGTTATACAACGTACGACCATTACAGCATTTACACCTGTAACCGGTAGTGGTGGTGATGGAACATTAACTTACGCAATTACCCCTACTATTCCTACAGGGCTTACATTTAATACTACAAGTGGACTAATAAGTGGAATACCTACAGTAGTAGGAAGTCCAACAAGTTATACAGTTACGGTAACGGATCAATCAAGTCAAACAAGTAATAAGTCTTTTACACTGACTATTGATCCTCCACCGTTGCTAACATCGCAGACAATTGGAAACAAAACTCTTGTACAGAATCAACCTGCTACACCATTTATTCCTATTACCACAACAGGTGGTTTTGGCACACTAACATACGCAGTTAGTCCTGCACTAGCATCTGGACTAACATTCAACACAGCTACTGGACAGATAACAGGCACACCAACGCAGTACATTTCTAGTACAACATACACGGTTACAGTAAACGATCAAGCAAGCCAGACTAGTAGCAAGACATTTGATCTAACAATCAACACTCCTCCACTGCAAGCTCAACAAGCAGTGCCTGCAACATCGTTAATCAAATCAGTAGTAGCTACACCATTTACTCCTGTAACAGCTAGTGGCGGATCAACAGTCTACACCTACAGTGTAGACCCTACACTGCCGTCTGGATTAACATTTAGTACGGCAACAGGACAGATAACAGGAACTCCTACTAGTTTACTATCCGAGTATACCTATACAGTTACAGTCACTGATAGCATTTCACAAACTGCCAGTGCTACATTTAAATTAACAGTAGCTGATACTCCTGCAATTACAACTACACTAGTGTCAGCCACTGTTAGCAATTATAGAGTAGCTGACACGTTGAATCTTGCTCCTGTAAGTGCTAGTGGCGGATATGGATCTATTAACTTTGCTATTAGCCCAAGTTTACCTGCAGGACTTTCATTTAGTTCAGTCAATGGCAAAGTAACTGGTACTGGTTCACAGTTAATTAATCAAAGTTTTACAGTAACAGCCACTGACTCGTTAGGACAATCTAGTAGTAAGTCATTTACTCTAATACTAACTAATCCTCCAGTTGTAGCTACACAGTTGATAGCCACAAAGACAGCTACTAAGAGCAAACCTACTGCTAATTTTAAACCAGTAGGTGCAACGGGCGGCATTGCTCCGATAACCTACAGTATTAGTCCTGCATTGCCGTCAAGCATGTCTATCAATGTGCAGTCGGGTAACATTAGTGGTACTTCTGCTAGCGCATTAACAGCAACAACATTCACTGTAACTGCTACTGACAGTGTTGGTACATCAGCAAATGCTACATTTAGTTTAACTATAGAAAATCCACCAGCAGTAACAACTACAGTTAATCAAGCTATAATTGAATTGATTATTGCGACAGCAAGTACTCCAGTTATACCGGTAACAGGCGCCAACGGTGATGGAACATTAAGTTACGGCATTAGTCCTTCATTGCCAAATGGATTGATATTTGATACATCAACTGGTACAGTATCGGGAACCCCAGTAGCTATACTAGCTAGCACAACATTTACTGTTACAGTAACAGATGCACTAAGTCAAACTAGCAGTAAAACATTTGCATTGTCAGTGATAGCACAGCCGTTGATTGCAACAATAGTTACACCAACATTGGTATTTGCTGTATACACACAAATTACTCCATCACGTCCTGTTACGGCAGTTGGGGGAACCGGGCTATTGACTTTTGATATTAGTCCCGCATTGCCTGCAGGATTATCATTTAACACATTAACAGGACAAATAACAGGAACTCCTACTGATGACGTGCCTGCTGCTAACTTTGTAATAACAGTTACTGACACAGTATCAGTAACAACATCGAAAATAATTAGTATAGCAGTTAATGATGTAAGTCCACCGGCACTGATAGCATCTGCTCAGAACAACAGTCAAATATTAGAAATCAACAGTGATTCAAACGTACAGCCTGTTATAGCCAGCGGTGGATTTGGTACACTTGCATATGCTATTAGTCCTGTATTGCCTGCAGGACTATCATTTGATACAACTTCAGGATTTATCAGCGGACAACCTACTGTATTATCTACTAGTACTGTTTATACAGTAAGTGTAACAGATGCAGTGCCGCAGAGCAGCAGTGCTACATTTACGTTAAGTGTGGTATTAACTCCAGTAGGAAGTGGCAAAGGATTTACAGGTAGTTTAGGATTTACAGGTAGTAGAGGATTTAGCGGAAGTCAGGGAGAGACTGGGTATACAGGATCATTAGGTTATGTTGGCTCAATAGGCTATACAGGGTCACGTGGCTTTGCAGGCTCTGAAGGATTTGTTGGTAGTCAAGGAGATATAGGGTACACAGGTAGTCAAGGTATTCCAGGTGCGTATGCAGCACTAGGATTTACAGGTAGTCAAGGAAATATAGGTTATACAGGCAGTCAAGGTGATGCTGGCTCAGTTGGGTACACAGGCAGTCAAGGTGATGCTGGCTCAGTTGGGTACACAGGCAGTCAAGGCAATATAGGATACACTGGATCACGTGGTATACAAGGATTGTCCGGGTCAATTGGCTACACTGGATCAGCTGGCTTCACAGGCAGCAAAGGTGATACCGGCAATCAAGGTTTAATTGGAAGTTTAGGTTACTCAGGATCACGCGGATATTCAGGAAGCCAAGGACCTATTGGTGAAACTGGAGAAATTGGACCGCTAGGTTATACAGGATCAAAAGGTTCCCAAGGTGACCAGGGACCTATTGGTGACCAGGGACCTATTGGTGATCAAGGTGTGATAGGTTATACTGGTAGTCAAGGTAATGAAGGTCCACAAGGTCCTGCTGGCGGCTTTACAGGTAGTCAGGGCGTTACTGGATTTATAGGCTCGCGTGGTATAACTGGCTTTACTGGAAGCCAAGGTCCTTCCGGCGCATTTGCAGCATTAGGATATACAGGATCACAAGGATTTGTGGGTTCACTAGGGTATACTGGGTCGCAAGGCATACCAGGAGAATTTGCCGCACTAGGCTATACAGGTAGTCAAGGAAATATAGGTTATACAGGCAGTCAAGGCTATACTGGCAGTGTTGGATTTACAGGCAGTCGAGGAGTTCAAGGTAGTCAAGGTGCAGGATTTACAGGATCACGAGGCACTACTGGACTAGCAGGTGATATAGGATATACTGGCAGTGCTGGATCACTAGGTTATACTGGCAGTGCTGGATCACTAGGGTATACTGGCAGTGCTGGATTAAGAGGTGTGGTAGGATTTGTTGGCAGTCAAGGAAATACTGGCTTTGTTGGCAGTCAAGGAAATACTGGTTCACTTGGTTATTCTGGAAGCCAAGGTCCAATTGGCCTAACAGGATTTACTGGCAGTACAGGAGTTACTGGTTATTCAGGAAGCCGTGGTGACATCGGGTTTTCAGGAAGCCGTGGCGACGTAGGATTTACTGGATCACGTGGTATACAAGGATTGTTCGGGTCAATTGGCTACACTGGATCAGCTGGCTTCACAGGCTCGCAAAGTACAGCCCCAGGTCCTATAGGGTATACTGGATCAGCAAGTACAGTAGCAGGACCGTCAGGCGACTTAGGGTATACTGGGTCTGTTGGATTTACTGGCAGCAAAGGCACCACAGGACTGCCTGGCGGTATTGGATTTACAGGAAGTCAAGGTGCAGGATTCACAGGTAGTATAGGCGGGTTAGGTTACACAGGTAGTATAGGCTTTACAGGATCACGTGGATTTGTAGGTAGTGCCGGACATACAGGCAGTTTAGGATACACTGGCAGTCAAGGTGCAGGATTTACTGGTAGTGCCGGATATACAGGCAGTTTAGGATACACTGGTAGTCAAGGTGCAGGATTTACTGGATCACGTGGAACTCAAGGTCTTCAAGGTGATTTAGGTTTTACAGGTTCGCAAGGTACAGGATTTACTGGTAGCAGGGGTACTACAGGATTACCAGGAGGATTAGGTTATACTGGAAGTCAAGGTGCAGGATTCACTGGTAGCCGTGGTGCTACAGGCCTAACTGGATACGCAGGTAGCTTAGGATTTACAGGAAGTCAGGGTGTAGGATTTACTGGATCGCAGGGTGTAGGATTTACTGGGTCCATAGGCTATACTGGTAGTCAAGGTGATCAAGGTACTCCTGGTACCAGTGTTACCATTGTAGGATCAGTAGCATCATTTGCTAACTTACCTATACCTTATACCGGATCAATTGGTGACGGATACATTACTAGAGACAACGGACATTTGAATATTTGGACAGGTACTGCATGGAATGACGTTGGACCTATTGTTGGCTACACTGGTAGCCAAGGCACTATTGGATTTACAGGCAGCATTGGCTACAGTGGATCACGTGGCTTTACTGGATTTAACGGAAGTCAAGGTGACATAGGTTACACAGGTAGTGAAGGTATAGGGTATACTGGATCAGTAGGCGGCACAGGATTTACAGGAAGTTTAGGCTATACAGGTAGTTTGGGATTTACTGGATCGCAGGGTGTAGGATTTACTGGATCACAGGGATTAATTGGGCCACTAGGATATACAGGATCTGCTGGTGAAGGGTATACTGGATCAGCAGGTGTAGACGGAGTAATAGGTCGTGATGGTTACACAGGCTCTATAGGATTTACTGGTAGTAATGGCGTTGGGTTTACAGGCAGTCGTGGATTTACAGGATCAGTAGGATTTGTAGGATCAGCAGGCACAGGATTTACTGGATCAAGAGGTGCTACAGGGTTTGTTGGTAGTCTAGGATTTACTGGATCGGCTGGAACATCTGGAGTAGGTACACCAGGTTTTACTGGTAGTGCGGGCACACCAGGTGCTACTGGGTTTACAGGTAGTCAAGGACCTAAAGGGGATCCAGGTGATGCGGGCGGCGGAGGAGGTGGTGCTGTTGGTAATTTTGATGGTGGATCACCAACATCAATATACGGCGGAATCACTAGTATAGATGCGGGTGGAGTCACTGCATAAATATTAAAATAACAGTAGATTAAACATAAAATGGCTATACAAATACAGTTTAGAAGAGGAACAGCACTAGAGTGGACCACAGCCAACCCTATCTTGGCAGATGGGGAAATGGCTATTGAAACAGATACCTCGTTGTTTAAGGTAGGTAATGGTGTTGATAGATGGAATACACTTGCCTATGGTGGATTAAGGGGCTTTGCTGGATCTCAAGGCGGCGCAGGCTATACAGGGTCAGCAGGTAGTGGTATTGTTTCTAACGTAATGTACGTTAGCAAAAGCGGAAACGATCTAAATGCTGGTGATTCTCTAGTTAGTTCAAAACTAACAATTAGATCCGCATTGGCAACAGCTACCTACGGCACTACAATTTTTGTTAAAAGCGGAGATTATACAGAAATTAATCCTATGATAGTGCCAGAGGGCGTGGCCATTGTAGGCGACAGTTTACGTACAGTTACAGTTCGTCCACTTAACAAAACACAAGATATGTTTTGGGTAAACAATGCAGTCTATCTAGCACACATGACTTTTAAAGATCATGAAAGTCCTTCATCAGCAGTGGCATTTAATCCAGACGGCAGCGCAGGAGTTATTCATACCAGTCCATATGTACAAAATTGTACATCAATGACCACCACTGGTACAGGCATGCGAGTAGATGGTGCTCACGCAGATGGACTTCGCTCTATGGTTGTTGATGCGTATACTCAATACAACCAAGGTGGTATCGGTATTCACATGTTGAACAGAGGTAACACTCAGTTAGTGTCTGTGTTTACGATCTGTTGCTCAGTAGGCTTCTTGTGTGAGTACGGAGGCTTTTGTTCAGTAACTAACAGTAACAGTAGTTTTGGTACATATGCGCTGAAGTCAGACGGAGTTAGCTCTACACTGTATGCGGGCAAGGTTAACGGTGAAATTAGAGGACGTACATTTGTCATAGATAATTTAACTACTCGTCCTAACGTAGGCGACGCGGTTAAATTTGCAGGCGATGATACTTACTATACTTTGTTTAGTTCTACACCCTTTACCAGTGGTAGCACTGCAATAGCTACACCTAGCTATGCAGATGAATCCGCAACTGCAAGAAACCTAAGACAAACAGTGCTAGATGGCAAGAGTAAAATACAAGCAGACACTATTGATTTTCTAAATGAAACATATCTAAGTTTTGACTACAATGAGTTTAAGTGTACACGTGATATAGGATTGATCATTGATGCAGTGGTTGATGATATGATGTTCAGCACTAACTACAAGAGCATACAAGCAGGTATCAGCTATAATAGAGCAACTGCTAGTCTAGTAATAACTGGACAACTAACTGAAACGTTGGCTGCTGTAAACTTTGTTAAAACAGCAGTACTAGCCTTAATGACAGTGGGCGCAGAACGAACTAGAGTCAGCAACAACTTTGACATCATTCTGGCTATCATGGCCGGCGGCACTGCTCCTGCGTATGTATGGGCTAGTCCTAGCAATGTTGATGCTAACAAGCCCAAAGCACAGACTATCATACAGGCCAATAGAAACTTTATCATTGAAGAAGGCATTGCTTACATTACTGCAAACTACTCTGGATTAACTTACGATCAAACTAAATGCCGCAGAGACATTGGCTTAATTGTAGATGCAGTGACCTACGATGTACTCTACGGAGGCAACAGTCAAACGGCAGATGCAGCTGATGAATACTATAGTACAGGCACACTACAGGTACCTGTAGGTGAACAGGCAGCAACGGCCGCTACCTTTAACTACATTAAGTCAGTAGTAGCTGCCTGTGTAGTTAACACTAGCATCACAGCACTAAACATTATAGTAACACAAAGTACTAGCAACCCCGCAGCAAGTGCCGCTGAAGCTACCCAAACTGATGGGTTGTTTGACATAGTAACTAATTTAATTACCAATGCCTATTCAAGTACTATTGTATTAGAAGAAAGTGTGCCAGCTAACATTGCGGACAATGCCAATGTTAGCTTTCATCAGTTTAGTTTGATCACTTCATCGGGACACACTTTTGAATGGATAGGTGCTGGTACAAATGTAAATACAGCTTTGCCTTATCTAGGTGGCATTCCTATAGCAGAGAATCAAGCGGTAGCTTTAAACCAAGGAAAGATCTACTACACTGGTACTGACCAGCGTGGAGACTTTAGAATTGGTGACGGATTAATTATTAATAGGAATACAGGTACAATTTCTGGTAGAACGTTTACTAAGAGTTTGTTTGCTGTGATGACACCTTATATATTAGCAATTGGAGATTAACATGGCAACCGCAGCACTACCCTTAAATACGTTTAGAACTAAACCATATGAACTAACCACTAACGAACAGACAATCTATACAACTCCTGAGGGAATTACTACTATTGTATTAGGTGCACAGGCTAGTAACTTTGGCACTGTGGCTGCCACTATAACATTTACACTTAGAAAGAATGATGTAGATTACGTCATGCTGAAAGAATTTACTATTCCGACTAATGACTCAGCAGAGATTACCACAGGTAAATTAGTCATGGAAGAAGGTGCATCTGTAAAAGCAGTGGTCAGTGTCAACAGTACAATCAACTTGGTTATGAGTGTGTTGGAGACAAGTAATGAGTAAAAGCCGTCTAGTTAGCGGTAGAGTAAAAAAGCTAACTGGTGCAGCATTAGATCCTAATCGCGGTAGCTATCTTGATGTAGGAAATGCAGAACCAGATCTTGGCTTACCATCTATTGATGGACAGGTATTAGTCAGTACCACCGTAGGTGCTAGATCGTGGTCTACAGTAACATCATTAACAGGATCAGTTGGATTTACTGGTAGTCAGGGATTTACAGGATCAAGAGGTGCGGGATTTACTGGATCGTTAGGATTTACTGGAAGTCGTGGCTTTACTGGAAGTAGAGGTACAGAAGGATTTGTTGGAAGCCGTGGATTTAGTGGTAGCAAAGGTGAAAGTAGTTTTAGTTACGGACCAACTGCTCCTATAAATCCACAAGTTGGTGATAGATGGATGGACAGTCTAACTGGTGCAGAACTAGTATGGACTGACGATGGTGATACTGCACAGTGGGTTGAAGTAGCTGCTAGTGGATTTCTAGGACGCCAAGGCTACACAGGATCAATTGGTGACTTAGGGTATACTGGCAGCGAAGGCCCTGCAGGAACTTCAGTAAACATTGTTGGACAAGTTTCTACAAGCTCAGGATTAGATCCTGCATACACTGGAAACCAAGGTGATGGATTCATTGCACAGGACACAGGGAACCTATGGGTATGGTCTGGATCAGCATGGAATGACGTTGGTCGTATTTTAGGCTATACTGGATCAGTAGGCAGTGCAGGATTTACAGGATCGCAAGGTGTTCCTGGCGAATATGCTGCTATAGGATTTACTGGTTCAGTTGGATACACTGGTAGTCGCGGACTTCCTGGAGAAGCAGCAGCAATTGGATACTCTGGTTCAGTGGGCTATACTGGTTCAGTTGGATACACTGGTAGTCAAGGTGTCGATGGTGCTTATGCTGCTGTAGGCTACACGGGTAGTGCTGGCGAACTTGGCTACACTGGTAGTCGCGGACTTCCTGGAGAAGCAGCAGCAATTGGATACTCTGGTTCAGTTGGCTACACTGGTAGTCGCGGCGAAAGTTCATTTACCTATTCAGATACACCTCCATTAAATCCTACAGCTGGAGATAGATGGTATGATTCGTCATTGGGTTTTGAATTTGTGTGGACTGACGATGGTGACACAGTGCAGTGGGTTGAAATCACCACGAGTGGAGCAGGATATACTGGAAGTTTAGGATACACTGGATCTGCTGGTGTAGACGGAGTAATAGGACGTGATGGTTACACAGGCTCTATAGGATTTACTGGCAGTGCCGGTAGTGGCCTCAAATACTACATTTTAAATATTTAAGGAACATACATGGCTAATCCAAACATAGCTTCTGCAACAAACTTATATGGTAATAATTCTGCTGTAACTTTAACCACTACAGCAGCAACACAGTTAATTAATAATCCTGCTGGAAGCGGCAAGATTTTTAAAATCAACGTAATTAATGCCGCCAATACAAATGCCGCTCCTGTAAATTTAACACTTACACTGCATAGTGCAGCAGAACTTGGCGGCACAGGTTACCCATTAGTAAGTACACTAGGTATTCCAGCCAACGCAGGTATGTTGTTAGTAGATAAATCGAACTCAATTTACTTGCTGGAAAATCAGTCTATTGGAGCCACTGCTGGAACGGCTAACTTTGTGTCAGTTGTGGCTGTTTGGGACGAAATAAGTTAAGGGATATATATGGCACTTACAAGACCTGGGGGATTCATACGAGCTGCTGCTCCTGTAGTAACTTTTTTAAATGCTAACGGATGGTGGACTCTAAACCAGATTACTAGATTTCAGGCTACTAAAATCTGGCCTCAAGAGTTCTCAATAGTATTTGTGATTGGTCAACAATCAAGTTTGCCGTTAATTTATGCGTGGACCGGCTCTGCTATTTCAACCACTTTATATACAGCACCAGGTAGTAATGCTTATTCTAGCGTTGCTTGGGACAGATATGGTAGAACATTGTTTTACGCAAGTTACAACTCAATTAATGGTTACGAATTTACCAAAGCAGGCGGAGCAGTTTCTACATATTCTCCAGGAACTCAAACCTACACTCCTGCTCGAGATACAATGAGAGCGTCGCCCGTATCTGATAGATTATGGTTTTGGTCAGCCGCAGTTGATGGCAGATTATGTAGTATTACATATGATACAGCGACCAAAACGTTTGGAATAGCCACTACTGCGGTATACTTAAATAACTATCCATTTAGTGGGATTAGGCGACCAAGCATATCTCCAGATGGCAATTTTTATGGTAGCGGACACTCTGCTTCAGGTGGCTTAGTTTATTTGTTTAGGATAAACAACAGCGACGGTAGTAGTCTAGGATCTATATCAACACCACTTAGTATTACTAATGATAGTAGTAGATATACTTACAGTGTTACGTGGAATCCAACAGGAACAGTTATAGGAGTTGGCATGGATAGAGGAACCCCTAAATTTAAATTATTTAGGTGGGATCCTGTTAACTATTACGGTAGCGAGTATAGTTATGCTAACTTTACTGGCGGCGTGACTATTATATTGAAAGTATTTTGGAATAATGCTGGAAACGTATTATTCTTTCATACCGCGGCGGCAGACGCCGCCAGCATTCAAGCATATCAATGGGATGATATAAATGGTATAGGTGCTAGATTTGCAGACCCACCTAGTTTTACTTTTTCACAAAGTTCCTTGCTGTCAGATGTGGTTCTTTCTCCCGATGATAAACTGCTTGTGTTTTCAACTAGTGGCGCATCGGGATCAGAAATAGCTCTAGGATGGAACAATACCGCAGGTTTCGGAGAAGTTACTATTATGCCAGTAGGTCAAGCAAACCCAACTAGTGTCGCTTTTGGCACATTAACAAATTAACAAGGATAATCAATGAATAAAACAGAATATTTAACTAATGCTATTCAAGCACGTACGGAAGAAATAGAGCGTTTTAACTTAGATATTTCAACAAACCAACGTGTTGTTGATACTATTGGCCAAGACCCAGCTTTACAAGAGTATAAAGCTCATATGGAACGAGTAATCGCTTTTAGTCAACTAGAAAAACGAAAAGCTGAACTCCACAAAACAGCTTTAGAAGCCGAGTTACAGGCTCAATAAATATAGGAAATATTATGACTACAGTGAGTTTTCCCGTAAATCCCATAACAAATGATGTCTACACCTTTGGCGGTAGATCTTGGCAATGGAATGGCCGCGCTTGGCAATCCGTTACTACATTTCCGGGTTATACAGGTTCGGCAGGCGCTAATGGATATACCGGTAGTATGGGCTATACAGGTAGTCAAGGTGCAGGATTTACTGGTAGTCAAGGTGCAGGAATAACTATTTATGAGCTTGAAGCAAACTTACCGGTTTCAGCTAATGAAGGAGCTTTAGTATATGTTACCGCAACTAACAGGATGTATCTGTATAACGGAACTTCCTGGATTTTGATATTTACTGCAACTACTGCTAACTTAGCACCAGTTATTACAGCAGGACCTCAACCAGGTTATCTACTAAGTACAACAGGTACACCTGTAGTAATTACTATGGCTGCACAAGACCCTGAATATGGCCCGATTAATTGGAGTTATACTATTACTGCGGGTACACTAGGCAACGTAGCTACTATAGCACAGAATAATGACGTATTCACTATAACGCCTTCAACTAATACTGCTCACGGTGGAAGTTTTGAGCTTACAATTACCGCGTCTGATGGAGTAAACTTAGCTAATGCTCGTACATTCTTTAGGTTGTATTTTACTGTATCAGAACCTGGTTATGGTTTAAATTTTGTATCATCATTAGCGGCTCCAACAAATTTATTTACTAATAGTACTAATGCCAATTTTGGTAAAGCTATAGCGGCTTATGGTGGGACTTTAGCTGTATTAGGAAGATCAGATTTAAGTGGAGCTGTTCGTTCTGAATACGTCTATAATTCCGTTTATATCTACACTACTTTAGCAGGAACAAATCCGGTTTATCAAACTAAGATAGATTTGCCTGTTGATGCTGGTTATGTCACCCAGACAAAAATTTGTCTTATCTCAAACATGTTAATTGTGGGTGCTAGGACAAGTGACAATGCTTCCACCAAATGGTATGTTTATTTTAAGTCCAATGATACTACATGGACTTTAACACAAACTCTAGTAGATAACAGTACGGTAATCAGCGGGGTATTCGCTACTGCGGTTATGGATATATCAGATAATGGTTTAGTATTTGTAGGTGCGAATCCTGGAGTGCAAATAAATATATATACTAGAGCGACAACTGCTACAACCACATGGACTCTTAGACAAACAATACCTATTGCCAATGTACCGAGTGCAGTTGCAAATAACGACATTTTTCCAACTCATATTAAAATTAGTGGTAGTGGTACGCATATAGCTTTATCTTGCAGCAACGCTGACCAAATATCACCCGCAGTAGAGAATACAGGAAAACTCGTTATTTATACTAATACTACTTATAGTAGTGGGGGATATGAATGGGGCGCAACACATACACTTGCGGGTAGCGCCACTTTATACTATATAACGGTCACAGCCAGCCCAAAGTATGATGATATATTCTATGTATTTCGTGAAACTACTGCTCCAGTAGCTACTCTTTCTTGTATTAAATATTCGAGTGTTAATAATAATTGGACTGAGTATACTTATGATGCTACACAAGTTAATAAATTTCTAACCCTTAAAGACTCTCGCGATTCAAGTTGGATTAATTATCTTGATCCTTACATAATGACCGCAATTGCAGGCCCCAGTGACAGTATGAGTTTTTTATGTATAAAACGCCATAGAACTGATATAACCATAGCAGCTTTAGTAACATTTAAATTTGCGCTTGCCGATCTAAGTACAAATATTACAAATAATAAATTATCTGCAGCACCTTCTGGTGTAACCCCGCAGACTTTGGCTAATGCCTACCACTGGAACTCAGCCGCTAATATAATTAACCCTAGTACTGGAACATTTCTTTGTAAACCATATGTAGATAATTTAACTGGAGAAGTCTTTTTAGCTGCACAGACCTCCAATTGGGCGACTATTACAGGTTCAGGTGTTGTACACAGATATCAGTTACATAACTCAACAGCTAATGCAGTTACCAAGGAATACATATCTTCTGCTGCTTTTTCAGCACTGACCGTACCTCTTAAATGCTTTTATATGAGCGCAGTAATTGTAGGCGGTGGTGGCGGTGGTGGTGGCTATATTTCCGATGCAAGGTGTGGTGGTGGTGCCGGTGGTGGTGCTTTAGTAGCATTTTCCAATTATCCTGTAACACCTGGGACAGAGGTGGGCATCTGGCGTGGAGCAGGCGGAGGCGTTGGCGGTCCCGATTTTGGTGGATCCCCAGGCGGGCCTAGTTATATAACTTATCAAGGTGTTTCTTGGATCGCCGGTGGCGGTAGTGGCGGCGGCCTCCAAAACGATCAAGGCGGCACTGGCGGCACCGGCGGTGGCGTGACTTTACCAACACTTAGCGTCGTACCTGTAGGTTATAGTACCGTTAGCGGTTCTGGCGGTAATGGCGGTAATGGCCCAGACTATATCAGCACAACTCATTATGGTGCCGGTGGTGGTGGTGCCGGTGGATACGGCGGCCCCGGCGGGAACGGTCAAACCAACGCCTCCATCGTTACGAGCACCTCCGGTCAAGCAGGAGGTGGCGGAGGAGGTGGCGGTGGCGATTTTGGTGGTGGTGGTCGTATCGGCGGTGGCGTTGGTATATATGGAATTGGTGTTTCCGGTAACAACGGTGCCCGATACGCCACCGGCGGGAACGGTAGTGTAGATTCGGGATTGCCAACTGCCAACTATGGCTATGGCGGATCAGGCGGGAAAGCAGCTTATGGAAGTACAGGCGGCATCGGCGCTGTACGTATAATTTTTAGCGATGCCCCTATTTATGTGTTTACAGATAACAGCTCTACTACTATTCCTCTTGTACGCAATCCTAATTATACTGGCAGTTAAGTCATAAATAAAGCAAAAAAGTTGGTACACCCCACAAGTTTTTGATAAAGCACCTATCTATGGGTTTGACATTTTAACTAACTATAAATACATATGATTACTTTATACTACTAAAATGCCATTAAATTTTCCCCTATTACCCGCAGTTGATACACAGTACACGTTTGAAGATCGTACTTGGGTATGGAACGGTCGCTTTTGGAAAGCAATATCTACTACTATTGGTTACACTGGTAGTCAAGGTGCAGGATTTACAGGATCAATCGGATTTACAGGATCTAGAGGACCTGCTGGAACTTCAGTTACCATTGTAGGTTCTGTAGCTTCATCTTCGGGATTACCTGATCCCTACAGTGGTAATCTTGGTGATGGATATATTGCTAGGGATACAGGTAATTTATGGGTATGGACCGGAAATACTTGGTCAGATGTTGGACAAATTCAAGGCTATACAGGTAGTCAAGGGGTTGTTGGCTCAATAGGATTCACTGGATCAGCAGGTGCAGACGGATTTATTGGACGAGATGGTTACACTGGATCAATAGGATTTACTGGAAGTCGAGGTATTGCAGGAGAATTTGCAGGACAAGGCTACACTGGTTCACAAGGTGATCTAGGTTATACTGGCAGCGAAGGTCCTGCAGGTGCATTTGCAGCAGTAGGTTATACTGGCAGTCAAGGTGAGCCAGGAGAATTTGCCGCACTAGGCTACACAGGAAGTGAAGGCAGTCAAGGTTATACAGGTAGCCAAGGTATTCCAGGTGAGTATGCAGCTCTTGGCTACACGGGATCTAGAGGCTTGCCGGGCGAATATGCAGCAGTAGGTTTTAGCGGAAGCCAAGGTGATATTGGATTTACAGGTTCACAAGGTGAGCAGGGTATTCCTGGAACTTATGCAGCCATAGGATATACTGGATCGCAAGGATATGCAGGCTCATTGGGTTATACTGGTTCGGTTGGTGGATTTAATTCTCTACAGAGTTTTACCACAGTATCTACAGCCAGTTATACACTGCTTGCAGGTGATGGCGGTAACATGGTGCGTTTTACTTATGCTGGCAACATCACTGTTACAATACCAAATGACAGTACATTGAATTTCTCAGTAGGTCAGCGTATTGATCTACAGTTAGCCAGCACGGGGTATTTGTCAATAGCAGGCGCAGGTGGGGTTACAATCTCCGCAGCAGGCGGTGCCTTATATCTTGTAGATCAATACTCTGCAGCATCAGTAATTAAAATTAGTGCAAATACTTGGAACCTAGTTGGTCCATCAACTTCAGGTTTTTCTGGATCAAGAGGTTTTACTGGCAGCCAAGGTGCAGGTTTTACTGGATCACAGGGATATACTGGATCAATAGGTGGTTTTGCATCTATACAAACAATTAACGATCAAACTACAAATTATACTCTAGTGAGTACCGACATAGGAAAATTAGTTAGATTTACCAGTGCTAGTACGTTAACCCTAACAGTGCCATTAAATTCAGTCGTGCCATTTGCTGTAGGACAACGTATTGATGTTTCAACTGCCGGCTTAGGTGGATTATTAATAGCAGGCGAAGGTGGTGTTACTGTCTCAGCTTCAAATGCAAGTCTAGCATTGTTTAATCAATACGCAACGGGAACGTTGGTAAAAATGGACACTGACACTTGGTTGTTTATTGGACCGGCTAGCTCAGGTTTTTCTGGATCAAGAGGTTTTACTGGCAGCCAAGGTGCAGGTTTTACTGGGTCAATAGGTTACACTGGGTCAATAGGTGGTTTTGGATCTGTACAGGAAATTAACGATCAAACTGTATCATATACTCTACAAGCTACGGACGTTGGCAAGCTGGTTAGATTTACTAGTTCTAGTATCCTAACAGTAACAGTGCCATTAGATTCTGTTGTGCCATTTGCTGTAGGACAACGTATTGATGTATCAACTGCTGGCTCAGGTGGATTATTAATAGCAGGCTCTGGCGGAGTTACAATCTCCGCAGCAAACAGCAGTTTGGCATTAATCAATCAATACTCTGCAGGTACCTTAATAAAGACAGCTACAGATACTTGGTTGTTTATTGGCCCTGTGAGTTCAGGTTACACTGGCAGTGCTGGATCACTAGGTTATACTGGCAGTGCTGGATCGTCAGGCGCATCAACATTTGCCGGACTATCGGATGCCACAAGTTCAAGCCTCACAGTAGACAAAATTTATCTGCCTGCAATCACAATGTTAGTAGTCACAACACCGGTATTCAATTATAATATTGATCAATATTCAGGAGACAATCCTGCAATATATGCTATCAGTGGCACTACCATAGCTTTCAACCTCCAGCAAGGCGCCAGTCATCCGTTTTTACTTCAGCAAGACAGCACAAATATTACCACTGCGAATCTAATACATGTAAGCACCGCAGGTGTAGTCAGTACCGGATCTGCCGCTCAAGGTAAAGTTTCAGGCACACTGTACTGGAAAATACCTGCTAGTGTTTCAGGTACATTTAGATACATTTGTCAAAATCACGGAACAATGGTGGGCGCAATAACCATTAAAGACTTTGCTGCCATTTAACAAACTTTTATAAACACAATTTAATATGCTAGATATCGGAACAATTCAAAGACAACAATACATACCATTTGGCCTAAGTGGTGGTGTGGCGTTTGAAAGCCCTGGGTCTTACACTTTTATAGTGCCCCCCAACATATACCTAATGTCCGGAGTATTTATTGCACCTGGCAGCATCTTTGGCAAAGGAGGAGATCTACGTTGGATTAACAACTTTCCTGTGTCCCCAGGAGAAACACTGACTGTTGAAATTGGTAGCAGTGATGCAAGCGGAGGCAACGATTTAAATACACAAGTTAGAAGATCAACTGATGTTATTGTTAGGAGCCTAGGACGTTATTTTTCAGATAACCTGTCCAGCACACTAGGTGCAGGGCCATTCGGTGGCATTATAGGTGGTGGTAATGGTGGCGCCAGCAGCGGTGCTGGTTTTGGCTATCCGGACCGACTACCGGGCGGTGGCGGCGCTGGAGGTTATTCTGGTAATGGCGGATCAAGTGTGGTAACCAGCGGTACGCCGGTCGCCGGTCAAGCAGGAAGTGGTGGTGGTGGTGGTGCTGGAGCCAGCGGTGCCCAATTCTCCGGTGGAGCCGGAGGAGCAGGCGGGGGCGTTGGCCTTTATGGACAAGGCAGTAATGGACGTGGCGGCATAACCAACGGTGACCCCTACCATACCGCTGGTGGCGGTGGCGGATCAGGTGGAACAAAAGGATATGGGTACGGAACTAGTAGCACCGGGCGTTTAAAAATGCACGGCGGTAATTACGGCGGAGGCCAGCCAGTCCCTTACAACGGGCCTCAGGTCGAGACCGACCCCAGACCTGGGTACGGCGGTGCTAGACTTATATGGGGAACAGGCCGCGCATTTCCTTCGTCAAATGTGGGTAAAGGATCTGATCTAGGTGGAGGAAGTGTCACCTATGATGGTATAGGTGGCACTTACTCATGGACAGCACCAGCTGGCGTATATTCTGTATCAGTAGTATGTGTTGGTGCCGGTGGCTCGGGCGACGGTGGAAATGCCGCTGGTGGTGGTGGCGGACTTGGTTGGAAGAATGCAATTGCAGTAACACCTGGGCAGAGCTATACTGTTGTAGTAGGTAACCGTGGACGCCGCGAGAGCGGCGTCAATGTAGGGGTTGCCGGCGGCGACAGTTACTTTATCAATACAGACACAGTACGAGGCGGTGGCGGTGGCGGCGGTGGCGGATCAGGCGGCGCTGGTGGTGGCTTTGCAGGAGATGGTGGTGGCGCAGGCGGCAACGGTGGCTACAGCACAGGCGGCGACAACGGCGGCCTCAATGGCAGCCAATACCCAGGTGGTGGCGGTGCCGGCGGATATACTGGTAGCGGCGGCCGCGGGGCTGGCCAGGGCTTCAGCAACAATGGTGGCGCTGGCGCTGGCGGTGGTGGCGGCGGTGGCGCAATGGGTGGAGGTTTTGGCAATGGCGTTGGCTCTACAGGCGGTGGAGGAGTTGGTATATATGGTCAAGGCGCTAGCGGTGCTGGTGCCGTCAGAAGTGAAGTCAATGGCTCAGCAGGACCTGCTGGAGGTGGTTCAGGAGGTACTAGTTACACCTACACATTTGGCGGCAACTTTGGCGGTGGTGGTGGTGCCGGCGGTGCAGCAGTTGCCACCCAAGGCGGTTTCGGTGCTGTACGTATAGTATGGGGATACAACAGATCTTTTCCAAGTAATCGTGTTTCAGATCAGTATGACAGTAGTTCCGCATCAGAATATATTGCTGCAGGTGAATATTCTTGGATTGCTCCTGCAGGAGTTACCAGGGTAAGTGTAGTGGCTGTAGGTGGTGGTGGTGGCGGCCGTCCAAGCACAGTGACCACAGGAGGTGGCGCTGGTGGTGGACTTGGTTGGAAGAATGCAATTGCAGTAACACCTGGACAGAGCTATACTGTTGTAGTAGGTGGCCGTGGTGCTGCTGGTGGTGCTGCTGGCGGCACAAGTTACTTTATATCAACTGCTACAGTAGCAGGATATGGTGGTGCTGGTGGCCCTGTATCCTCTGGCGTATCTAATGGTGGTGGATATGTAGGAGATGGTGGCGGTAATGGTGGTAATGGTGGCTACGGCGCCGGTGGCGGTGGCGCTGGCGGGTATACAGGCAGCGGTGGCAGCGGTGGCCCTTCAAGTTCATCTACACCAAGTGTGACGATCGGAGGTGCTGGAAGTGGTGGCGGTGGCGCGGGCGGCAGTGGACAAAACGGCAGTGGCACGACGTCTTCTCCAGGTGGCGGTGTGGGCATTTGGGGACAGGGTGCAGATGGCCGACCAATCCCTCAACCATTCACCAACGCTCAATTGAAATATGGTGGTGGTGGCGGATCGGGTGGCGCGGGTGGTGGTGGCGATTCTGGGGGCGCGGGTGGCGGTGCTTATCAAGATATACCTCCATGGGGAAACATTGGTGGAAATGCACCCCAATATGAAGGCGGCGATTTTGGCGGCGGTGGCGGCGGAGAATATTATGTAACTTCCGGCGAGGGCGTTGGTTATTTCACCAACTCCGGCCAAGGCGGCAGTGGCGCCGTACGCATTATTTGGGGACCAAGTAATCCCTCTATACACAGGATCTTATAATAGCAGCGTGTAACGGGCTAAATATCTGATACTGGATATATTATGCGAGCACACGAGATTATTAGAACAGTCCTGGACCTTATAGATCAAGCAGGACAGGCCACAGATCAACCTGACGATACGCCCAGCGGATACTGTGATGACGATCTAGCACGATTCAAGCAGATTGCGGGCATTGTTACACAGCCTGGTGAGATGAGCCCATTAAGCAATAGTCCTAATGAAAAAATAGCAGATATTACAGCAGTCACAGTAGATGCAGGCGGTGGTGTGAACGGTCCTAAGCACCCACATGACCTACGTGTAAAAGATCCAAGCATGTATCCAAATCAACAAGAGGTTTAATATGTCAGCAAACGGAATCGCACAATTAGCAACTAGAGAAGAAAGACAACTAGCTAAACTTAATTTGGCTCAAACTCGACGTCAAGCAGGCGGCGACACTACAGCAAACTACTATAGAGAAAATAATACCTACGATATAGATGCCCTACCCACAAAATATTCTAATAATTCTATTGTTAACAATCCTAACACAGGCGGATTAGTTCAAGGGCGTCCCTGGATCAATATTGCTGGCATCACATTTGATCCGGACATTTATTTCTACAACAGAGTTGGAACTACTAATGCTAACGGTTATTTTGGCCTCGACTTTACCCCTACCAACGATGATCTAACGTTCTTTGATAACCCCGTAGTTGCACCTGTGACTGAAACACAGGGCACTTTGGTCACATTGAATATCACTGCACAGCCTCAATACAATTCTATTATGTTGCTAGGATACTTACGTGCGCCAACAACAGAAACATACACCTTTTTCACTAACACAGACGATGCTAGTTATATGTGGATAGGTCCAGATGCTATCTCAGGATATACTCATACCAATGCAGTTGTACAAAACGGTGGTCTACATGGTACCACTGAACAAAGCGGTACTATTAGCCTAGTACAAAATATCTATTACCCTATTAGGATCATGTTTGGTAATAACACTGGGCCAGGCACAATGGTAGTGAGTTATTCTACACCTACCATTGCCAAAACATCCACATGGACGGGTTTAATATTCCATAACTCAGCCACCAACGGATTCTAAAGATGGCTAACCTACATCCCAACAGTACTGACTACGTACATAGTTATGAACCAAACACTAATGACCTCCATATGGCTATGGACTACAGTGCGTCAGGTGAACCATTATTGCGAGTAAACAATGTAGGCGGTGTTAGTTACAACGATGCTGGCAACATCTCGGCCAGTATAGATGCGTTTGGACGACTACGAGTCAGCAATCCCTTTACTTTGTTTGACGGCGCTCTGCGTTATAGAGACGACAGATTTAAATGGGATCAAGTAGATACAGGCAACGGTGTTAGTACATTCTTACCTAACGAAAGTTCAGTAATAATGACAGTATCGGGCAACGGTGATAGTGCTATTAGACAAAGTAAACAAGTGTTTAGTTATCAGCCAGGCAAGAGTTTGCTGACTATGGCTACCTTTGTAATGAACACTCCTACAGCGGGTCTGCGTCAGCGTGTTGGTTATTTTGGGGAACGAAACGGTGTGTACTTTGAAATAGACGGTACTGATATTAATCTTGTGATTAGAAAATACACATCAGGCTCAGTGGATGATACCACAGAAAAGATCAACAGATCAACATGGAACGGTGACAAAATGGACGGCCAAGGCGGCCAGAGCAACATCAGCGGAGTCACATTGGATTTAACAAAAGTACAAATCTTTTGGTGTGATGTTGAATGGTTGGGCGCAGGGTCAGTACGCTGCGGATTTGTTATCAACGGTCAGTTTATTGTTTGCCACATATTCCATCATGCTAATATATTTGACAAGGTCTATATGACTACTGCGTCATTGCCCGTTAGATATGAACTCTCCAGCACAGGTGCCGCAGGCACTATGCGAGCCATATGCAGCACTGTGATATCAGAAGGCGGCTATAGCAACCGAAGCCAGAGTAGAGCAATAGGAACCAGTTTAACTGGTAAGAATCTCAGCCAAACAGAATATCGTCCATTAGTCTGTATTAGAATGAAGTCTACTAACATAGACAGTGTTGTAGTGCCTGCTAAGTTTGATCTTTACGGTGTACAATTGGCGGCGTTTGGATATAGAGTAATATTAAATCCTACACTGACCGATGCCTCGTGGACATCAGCAGGCGACAACAGTTCAGTAGAATATGATCTATCGGCCACTGCATTAAGTGGCGGCATAGTAATTGATCAAGGTATTTTTGTGGGATCTAACAAAGGTGGCGCAGCCAGTGTTAGTGGCAACGATGTAGATTTTAGCCAACAGTTAGGCCGCACCATAGCAGGAGTAAGTGACATTTGGTGTTTGGCTGCTATTGCTACTACTAATAACGATGATGCAGTAGCATCAGTATCATGGCAGGAGCATGAATAATGTATAGAAAATATATAAACATAGTAGAAGCAGCCAACAAGGACTGTCCTATAGCGACTTATGATATAGATGTTAACCTAAAGAATCGTCAGAAAGCTATAGATGAGTATCACTATGGTCCTGCTAATCCAGAACAAGCTGGAGACTATTGGAACAAAAGCGCAAAGATATTCAACGTGACTTCAGCTACTGCTAAAACAATGTTGTGTGGAAACTGTGCGGCATTTGATGTCAGTGACAGTATGAGAGAGTGTATAAGCACAGGCATAAAGGGCGATGAAACAGCAATAGATGCCAATGCAACTATTAACTTATCAGATTTAGGATATTGCAACTTCCTACACTTTAAGTGTGCTGGCACACGTTCATGCAAGGCCTGGGTCACTGGTGGACCAATCACTGAAAAAGACAAGAACAAATCTGCGGATTAATGCCTATGATACTGGAGTCAAGTCCGTTAACCTTGAGGGGTAGTTGTTCAGATGACCTGCTTATGAGTAAGCTGCATCTTGCAAGACAACTTAAACGACTCAAATATGATCGTCATGATAAAATCTACAACTTGGGCAGTTGGTATGGTAATATAGGGCCAGCGTTGGTTAATCAAGGGATCAAGTTTAATCAACTGTTAAACGTGGACATAGATCCTGAAGTTGTTGATGATGCAGATCGAGTAGCAGAGCATTTTGATATAACACATTTAGTAAAGCAGCTAACTGGTGATGCTAATAAATTGAACTATAAAAATCCAAGCCTGATAATCAATACCAGTTGCAACAACATCAAGGGCAGTGATTGGTTTGATCGTATACCTAAAGGCACTCTAGTGGCACTTCAAACAAGAGATATGCCAGACTTTAAAACACTGTATCCATTAAGTGAAACCCTGCATTTTAGCAGCTTGCGACTTGAAGATCCAGAAGAGCGATACACACGACTAACCTGGATAGGAATAAAGTAATAGAAAAAGGACCCGAAGGTCCTTTTTGTTTAATGTAATATACTATTACTTCTTAGCAGTTGCACCAGCATTGACAAATGCGTACATCTTTTCTGCTGTCTCTAATACTTTTTCCAATCCTGGGAACTGTGGCATTTCGACCTTGTTAACGATCTGACCAGTCTTAGCGTCCTTCTCAGCAGTCATTTGCCATCCGGCAAACTTAACTTGGAAGTCTTCAGTGACCAATGACTTAGCCATGTCCAGAATATCTGTACGGATTTCGTATCCGTTCTTGTTAAATTTAACTTCTGGTAGTTTTGGTGTTTCGAATTTTGTTGACATAATAATCTCCTGTGTGTTTTAATGTCTGTGTTAACATAGATACTTCTTTTTCTCTATGTACTATTATATATGCTTTGTGATAAAAAAGCAACTTATTTCTTGAACTTGTTTACTCGTTCCTTAATAAGTTTAACCACTACGTCACTAAGCACAACCTCATAGTGGTTATAATCTACTTCTACTAATTCCATATCCTCATGATGCTTCTGACTGGCAATGGTTACTACACCATCATTGGGCTCGTGCATAAAAGGACTCTGTCCTTTGACGGTTACTATATTAGTCCACGGATGCTGTATCTTAATACGGCTTGCCTGCTTCATAACCCACGAACTAGGACCAATATCACGCATTAGTCTACTAAACGGCAAGAAGTATTGAGCATAGTCTGCTACTTCAGCACCACCATATGGCGTACTCAATGTCACAGCACCTTTAACAGCACTAGGCATACTATTGGCCAAATGCAGGCTATAGATACCGCCCAGACTATGTGCAATAAACACTAGGTCTTTATGGGCTTGCAGTGCGGTCTGCATGTCTTTTAGGTTATTTTCAAACCCATTGCGACTATCATAGTTAAGATCTAATCCGTCGCCTAGTTTACTTTTAATATAGTTAAAGCTCTCGCTGGTGGCATTGGCACCGTGTATATACACTAATTTCATGCCAATATTTAGTAATTTTAATAGTAGTGATGAGATGCTTTACTCTTGCGGTATTCCGCAATAGCTTCGCCCCATGCAAC